CTCTTCCGATCTAAGATAATTCGGCTGATATGGTAAATAAAAATAGACAAAGCAGCAAATTAACTGAAGAGGATAGAAAAGAAATTTCCAGATTATATAAACAAGGAATGCCGATTACTAAAATCGGTGATCTTTTTGGGGTTCGTCATAGAACCATAAGATATTCTTTAGAGACTAGAGGATGAGGTAATATCGCGTGGATATCGAGCTATCTGAAATTGACGGAACTTTTGCTGATCTTACCGAATACAAAATCGAAAATGGAATCTTCGTGAAAGCCTAATTCTAAGGAGGAATAAATGTCTGAACCATTGCACATTGCTTACCGTCCGCTTGATCTTGATGAAGTCGCTGGCAACAAATCTGCCATTGCCGCTATTGAGGGGTTTCTCAAACGAGACATTAAGGACGTTCCGCACTCTTGGTTGTTCACTGGACAATCCGGTTGCGGCAAAACAACCCTGGCTAGGATCATTGCTAAACGTTTGGGTTGCAGTGATATGGATTTTTATGAATTCAATTCTAGTTCAATGCGGGGGATTGATACTATTCGGGACATCGAACAAAAATCCCGATTGTCCCCGATGAACGGACCCATCAAGGTCTACTTACTTGATGAGGTTCACATGATGACTCCTGCTGCTCAAGAAGCGTCGCTGAAGATTCTGGAAGACGCTCCGAAGAATGTCTTTTTCTTTCTTGCAACCACGAACCCAGAAAAGCTGAAGAAAGCGATTCGAACTCGATGCACTGACATTGCAGTAAAAGCTCTCAATTCCAGAGAAATGCTTGCATTGCTAAAGGACATTTGTGAAGCGGAAGAACGAAAAATCGATTCTTCTGTATTGAAGAAAATTTCCATGTCTTGTGACGGCGCCCCGCGTGAAGGTGTCAAGATGCTGGACATGGTGTTTGACATTGAAGATGCCGAAGATGCTCTGGAAGTAATTGAGAACGCGCATGTTGGGGAAGCTTCTGTAATTGAACTTTGCCAAGAAATGAATAAACGTGCTTCTTGGAAGCATCTGGCAAAGATGCTTGAAAACATAGAAGGGGAACCGGAGCAGTTGCGTCGATCAATTCTGACATACTTTTCCAAAGTGCTGCTGAGTCAAGGCAATGTTCGAACTGCTGAGATTCTGGAATGCTTCGAAACAAATTACTTTGACACCGGCAAAGCCGGGCTGATTCTGTCGTGCTTCACTGTTTCTACTCTGGGGGAAAATTAATGAAAGCCCGGATTAAAATTGGAGCCCTCTGTATGCAAGATCACTCTTTTGGAAAGTGGCCGGTTATTAACGAGTGGCACAACTACGAAAACAAACACTCCACTGTGTTTGAAGTTGAGCCTTGTTCAAATGGGTATATGCTTAGGGCACCTGGATTCGGTGAAAAAGGAAACTATGGGTGCGGATGTGCATTTGTCTGTGGTCTGGCTTCGTTAACTTTATTGGAAGAATAAATAGCACTCAACACGAAAGAAACTGCTTGCGGCATAATCAAAATTTATGTATGATGTGCTATTCATATACGAATCAATCAACCTTTAGAGAGGAATCGTGATGCGGAATGAAGAATTAGATTTTGAGGGCGACCTGTCCATGGACAAGCACTCGCTTGATACTGAATGGTTGCGCCAAGCTTCACTCTATCTGAAATATTCCCAACTATACGCGGACCTTGCATCTTACCGAGATGAAGCGAAAGAAGAACTGTCCCGGACAGATGCAGAAATCGATTTAGAAATCCGAGCGGATTGGGAGTCATTCGGATTTGAAAACAAACCCACCGAACCCGCAATAAAAGCCGCTATTCTACAGGATGACCGGCACATAAAAGCGTCCAAAGATTTCATCCAATCCACAAGAGAAGTGAACATCCTTCAAGGAGCGAAAGTCGCACTTGACCATAAAAAATCGGCACTGGAAAGATTATCTTCCTTGCTGCTTGCTGGCTATTGGGCAGAACCATTAATCACAAAAGAAGCAAGGGATAAATTTGGTGAGGAGGTGCAAACCGGGCATAGGGCCCATTTAGCAAATAATCCTCGCCTAGACCCAGACAACAGGAGAAAGTAACATGGCAAAGAAATCCCGTTTCCGCAGTGCAAAGGGTTCAGCGAAAGATGAGATCCTGAACCGAACAGAAGAATCGAAAAAGCGTCAAGGGGGTTCCGGGAAATGGAATGATTTTCTGGTCGATGATTTCAAAGGTGACAAATTTGTCGCCAAAGAAGGGGACCATCTCATCGACATCATTCCGTATCTGGCAGGGACACAAGATCCGAAGCTCAAAGAAGGAGATCGCGCATACATGGTGGATGTCTATGTCCATCAAAAAGTCGGTGTTAGCGAAGATTCGATTCTTTGCCCGTCTTCGAACTTCCGCAATATGCGGTGCCCGATTTGTGAGCATCAAGCAAAAATGCGGCAGTCGAAGCAATTCACCGAAGATGAACTGAAAGCCCTCAATACCAAGCGCCGGGTGCTTTACAACGTGATCTGTTACGACACCCCGGAACAAGAAGCCAAAGGTGTTCAGGTGTGGGAAGCTTCCTATCATCTCACTGAGAATGAAATTCTCAGCATTGCCAAAAGTCGGCGAGGTGGCGGTTACGTTCCTTTCGCGGACCCGGATGAAGGAAAGTCGATTGATTTCTACCGGGAAGGCACCGGGGCAGCTACCCGATATAAGGGCTACAAGTTTGTGGATCGGGAAGAGCCGATTTCCGACGAGGATCTTGATTCCGCGTATTGCCTGGACGAACTTCTCGATATTAAAGAATACGAGGAGATTCTTGAAATTTTCGCTCCGACCGCACCGCAGCTTGATGGCGGTGATTCGGAAGGCCGGGTGGATGACGATCCTGAAAATGAAGAAACCACACACAGCAGAAAGCCTCGAGGGGAAAGCCGACGACGCCGGCGCACAGAGCCCGAAGAGGAAGAGATTCCGTCACCCGGTGACGAAGAAGCCCCTCCTGAGCCGGAAGACGATCCTAAGCCGGAGCCGGAAGAGAAACCTCCGCGGATGGCTCGCCGTCGTCGTCGCTGAGTTCCGCTGAAATGTAAAGCTGCGGAAAAACGAATCTCCGCAGCTTTATTTCTCTATGTAGCTCAACACTCATATTTTAAAAAACAATCAAGCACCGCTGAAATCTCGCAGCGGAATCGCTATTCCAAGAACGGGGGATCAATGTCAAAACACTTTGAAAACGAATTCCCCGCCTTAGGAGACAGTATGGCACTACAACGCAGATCAAAGTCGGACTCTTCCGATGCCGCCCGTAAGATTGAAAAAGCAAAGCCACAAACGGAGGATTCATATGTCTCCATTAACAAAGACACGATTCTTATTTCCACGGGGTCAACGCTGCTCGACCTTGCTATAGTCTGGTGGCCGCGTACGTGGAGGAGGAATACCGGGCGGAATTATGGTCGAGATTTTCGGACCTTCAGCAGCAGGCAAAACTGGGCTGGTCACCGAAATTGCCGGAGCCGCTCAGGACAAAGGCGGTGACGTCTTCTTCGTTGATCCAGAAGCCCGGATCGATAAAGAGTATTCCAGAATCTACGGATTCGAAATGACCAAAGAGAATTATGCCCGACCAGATACGGTCACAGAGACTTTCAAGCTCATTGAGGAATGGGAGCCAAAAAATGCAACGGCGATCAATGTATTCGCCGCGGATTCAATTGCTGCTCTTTCGACTGAAATGGAGATGGGAGACGGTGATAAGCGGGGCCAAAGAAAAGCAAAAGAACTTTCAGAAGGCTGTCGAAAAACTGCGAGACTCATTGCCCATAACAACAAATTGATCTTGTTCACAAATCAAGAAAGAGNTGGGGACTATGGGAAAACTACTCCNGGTGGTCATGCCATTCCTTACCACTGCTCTCTTCGTATGCGAGTCAATCGAAAAGACCGGATTGAAAAGAAAAAGAAAATCAGTTCTGGTAAAGAGGTTACAAAAACTGTCGGGATTGAATCCGAGGTTCTGATCAAAAAATCCACAGTTGACGATGAATACAGAACTGCCCGACTTTACATCATCTTTGGTGTTGGCATTGATGATGTTCGTGCCAATCTTCAATACGTCAAGGACATGGAGAAGAACACCAAGTATTGGTGTGTTGACAAAGAGTGTGCTCGGATGGATGACGCGATTCGATACATTGAAAACAATGACCTTGAATCTGAATTACGGGAACGGGTCATTGATATCTGGGAGGAAGTTGAGGCTAAATTCCACATGGATCGAAAACCGAAAAAGAGGTTTTGATATGGAGTTTTATACAAACGAGGATCAGACAGGGGAGACCATCATCCGACTCTCTAAAAAAGAAGGGCAGACATTGCTAGAGATGTTGGAACTAGCCGCGCTAACCAATAAACGAAAGCCGACATTCAAGAAAATGTTAAAAGAATTCTCGGCTAAACTCTTCTGCTTTTAAAAAAAAGCCCCCGGCACTCGGAGGGATAAGTGCCAGGGACAATGACTATCAAAAAGACACTAACATAGGTAAAAGGGGAAAGCAATGAATAAAAATGAATTTGAAATTACCCTAACCGTGGCAAAAACTATCCAAGAAAAACAATTCGAGCCATTGGTCATTTCCGCACAGTTGAAAATGGTCACTACAGAAGAAGACCTCGAAACCGATACTGATGGCGGGTATCAATTCTTGAACGACACAATCAAAGCCCAATTTGCAGAGAGGAACATTGAGTGGTGAACCAGGGTGACTTGTTAAATAAGCCAATCGTCTTTCTGATTGACAGTGGGTGTTTGGGTGCCCGCGCAGTCTTCACGATGGGAGACCTTTCTTACAAAGAAATTCCCACCGGAGTGATCTTCGGATTTCTAAAACAAGTCCAGAACATTGCTACTGAGTTTAAAACAAACGATTTCATGTTCTTTTGGGATTCAAAAAAGAGTCTTCGAAAGGATTATTTTCCAGAATATAAATTAAAAAGATCCGACAATAGGACGAAGAAAGAGAAAGAAACTTGGAAGATTGCGTATGAGCAATACGACCAGCTTCGGCTAGACATTCTTCCCACGCTCGGATGGACCAATCAATTTATTGTCGACGGGTATGAGGCGGATGATCTGCTGCACCAAGCAGCCATGCAGCTTCATGAGGAATACGAAGTGATCATGGTTACTTCAGATCAAGACATGTTTC